AATGTTTGTAGTAGAGTACAGAGTATCAGTACTTGATATTGCTGGATTGTTTCTAAGCCTACCAATAAGAGCAGTATCAATAATAATGTTTGCTTCTGTTCCAACATCTTCTTTGAACTTGCTGCCACCGACGTTAAAGAAACAGGCAACTGTCTTATCTAGGACCCACTGCTTCTTTAAGTTACCATAAGCACCAGTCTCAACTATTGGATAGTAGATATCAGCAAGTAGTGGGTAAGCAAAGTCTGTGGTTTCGCATATCATTATAGTATCGCTGGCTTGAATGTACTGCCCTTATAGTTGTTAAGAATCTTATCAACGAGCATGTTGCCAGTTCCCTCCAAAAATTGTGGGGCAAACTTAATGTCAAATTGGTCTGTTTTGTATTGGGTTACAAATCTTTTGTAATAGTCGTTGCTTCCGCACTTCAACTCTTCTACCAAAATTCTTGCAGCCTTTTCTACATCTGCTGGAATTGTCTTGTATCCTGCATCTAAGATAAAAGTAAAGTCGCTTCCTTCTGCAAATGCCACATAGCCAGTCCTTTGCCCAGCATGTACTGCTAGGTCACCAGAGCCTGATGGGAGCCTTAGTGGGGTAGATTCGTTCCTATTGTACACTCCATTTGCCTCTACTCTAGCAATAGCAGAATTGTCTAGCAAGGTCTTGTATTCGTATTCCCAGGTTCTAAGAACTGTTCCAGCAGTAGAGATATTGCCTGTGGTTGAGTTTGCAAAACTAAAAGATGTGGTTGTTGGAACTGCCGTGACAGAAAATGTTCCACGGTATCCTGTTGGGACAACTGCAGAAATTGTAACTACGTCGCCAACCTCAAAACCATGTGCAGTAGCCGTTGTTAACGTTACAGTTCCAGATGATATTGTTGGGGTCTGTGTTGCAAGAGTGATGGCAACATCTTCGCCATTAAAAATAAGAACGTTGTTCTCGTATACCTTTAGGACTTTATTGACATTGTGCCAGATTGGGAAGTAGTCTCCTCCCTGTCCTTCTTTTACAATAACAAGTTTGTGGTTGTAGAAATCGCTTTTGTCAAGGTAGTTATCCATGATAGACCTAGCGATGATTTCCCAGTTTTTGTATTCCGCAATTTCTTGTGCAGTAGTTGCTAAACTATTTGGATTAATATATGGTCTATAGATTGTTAGGTTTTCGTCTACAACAATTTCCCCAGTAGAATCCTTTACTTGAAACAAAAAGTCACGGTCGTATTGTACTTTTGAGCGTGGCAATACATATGAGATTTGCTTGTTTGCATCTGATGTAAGCGTGGATGTTTCGGATGAGTGGTCCACCAAATCCTGTACATAAACAGAATATGCAGTGTTAGCCGCTGGCACATCCCACTTAGTTGTAATTGGATATGGTGGAACCCTCAAAACTTCCATTTAGGCAAATGCCTCCGCTACTTCTTCTGGGGTACATACACGAATGCCTCGCTGTGCTGTCCAGAAGTCTACATACTTCTTTGGAACAATGTTGTAGCCAACATTAATTTTTCCAAAGCCATCTGCGTATACGTTGCGTGTTGAGAATAGTGCAACCTTAGTGGTTGTTGATTCTTGTACAACTTCTTTCTTTTCTACCTTTGCTTTTCCAGCATCTGTAGTTGTTGAACCGATTACGCCATCTGCATTGAATCCCAATGTAGGAACGTCTTTTGTTGGTTCTGGTGCTACGATAACCTTTTCCTCAACTGCTTCTGCCACTTCTTCTACAGGTGCTTCTACAACTGCATCTTCAACAACAGGCTTTGGGGTAGGTGTCTTTTTTACTTCAGCCATGATAAATCCTCCTTAGATTTAATTTAATTATACCAGATAAATATAGAAAGGGGGTAGAGAAATTAATCCCTACCCCCAATCAAAGGGTAACACTAAACAGAGATTAGTCTGCAGTTGTGTCTGCGAATGCTACTGCATCCAGTTCTTCCCATGCAATTCCAAAGCGAACGAATACTGTGTATTCTACAGTGTCCTTCTTTGGTACATAGAAACGGTTCACAGTGATATCTCTCTGGAAGCCCCAAATACGGTTCTGTGGGAACGTTAGGTCAACGAATCCTGCAGGGTAGTAAGGAACTTCAAGAACAGGTACACCTAGTACACGAGTCTGACGTGCTTCACCGAAAGTCTGGTTTGCACCACCTAGGAACTCTCCACGAGAACCTTCGGTAGAACCAATGTTAGCAATAACTGTACCATTGTTCTTAACAATGTTGGCAAATGTGTCTGTACCAGCATAGAACTTTAGTCCGTTAGTGATAGCACGGTATCTACGAGGCATAGCCAAGATAAGTGCTTGCATTCTTTCAGTTGTCCAATCAGTGAACGCAGCGTTCGACCCAACTAGAGTTGTGTTGATTACTTCGTGTGCACTTCCAAGGTTTGAACCAGAACCAACGTTAGGGTTGGTCTTTTCCAAGTTAATGAATCCGTTCATAATGCTTAGGAACGAGCCTGTCGAACCGTCGCCGTTGATGGCTAGGTCTTCGATGTCGTTACCGAAAGCATTAGTCATTAGACGCACTAGGTGGTCCTCTAGAGCAGCACCTTCGATGTTATCTTCAAGTGACTCTGCAGAAACTTCCCAGTCTAGACGAATCTTCTTGGTTGTTAGTTCTACCTTAGAGAAGGTAGCACCAGTGTTGGTGTATGTTGAAACACCCTGGCTTGCAGCACGAATAACACGGTCTCCCACGTTAATCTTCTCAAGTTCCATTGTGTTTGCTCTCATTGTTACTCTGCGTCCGTCCTTTGCAAGTGTGGTTGCGTCCCAAACATAGTCGATGAAACGACGTGCCTGTTCAGGGCGTAGGATACCAGTACCTGGATAGTTTGGACTTGCAGTGCTAGATGGGTTTACACCATTTGCACCTGTGGTTACACCAAAGTTAGCGGTTGGGCTGTTACCTAGGAAAGTTCCGTTTTCTGAGAACGCTCCTGTACCAGACGACACGCTATCTGCTGTACCGAAAGCACCTTCAGCGTTAGGGTATCCAGAAACTGGAGACGCACCTGAAGGCATATTTTTGATAATTTCTTCTGACATTTTATTTTTCACCTCCTAGTGAATTTATTTTAGTAAATCGGATGTTGTGAGGAAACTTCCGCCCCATACTGATTTTTCCACCAGTACTGGTTCCTGAATGACCTCACCGAGGTCACCAGACTTACGGAAAGCGGTGTCTGCTTCTACTGCGTCAATACGCTTTCCAAGATTGTTAAAGTCTGACTCTGCATCTGCAACCTGTGTGGTTACATAACCGAGAGACTTCTTTAGTTCAGCAACATCGGCAACTAGTGATGCATTTGCATCTGCTAGTGACTTAATGATTGCTGTAATGTCGCTAAAGGCTGTCGCAACTGTTGAGCCTAGTTCTGAAACTGCCTTAGCAATTTCTTCCTCTGAACCAGGAACATCTTCTACAACTTCTTCTACATGTGCTGGCTCGGCTACTGGAGCCTCTTCAACAACTTCTTCTGTAGCAGGAGCGTCAACAACTTCTGCCTCTGGAGCGACATCTACTGATTCAACGTTTTCGTTTTCAGTCATGTTATCATTCTCCTTTTTAATAGTCTTAGAAGTATTAATGCCTTTAGCACTATCTACTAAGAACTTTATCATGTCAATCTTGTCAGTATCTGACTTCTCAACAAAACCTATGTTCTGCATACTTGCACCAGTAACTGGGCTAGTTGCTGCTTCTTCTTCTGAGATTGTTACCAATCCTGATTCTTTGTCCCAGAATACATTTTCTAGAACTGTTTCTGTACCCTCGCCAACGATGGTGTCTACGCCATCAACCTTCTCTACAGAGATGATATTGGCAAACTGGTTTGCTGGGCTGTCAACAAGTGACAACTCAACCAGGGTGTAATCTTTAATAATACGGATACTTGCATCCATCTTTTCGTCGTAGGCATCGTCCCACTTGTTCATTTTACCGCCAATAGAAAATCCTGTGTATGTTCCATCTAGAACCTTTTCCCATGCATCCTGAGCACCCTTTGAAACGTATGCTGATACATAAATGCCCTGATAGAACTTCTTTTCTTCTGGGTCAAAATACTTGTCTTCTTTGAAAGCAACCATCTTGCCAACAGCCTTTGGCTGGTGCATTTCACGGATGTTGCCACGGAACTTAGAGAATGCTTCTAGAGAAGCCTCTGGAGTAACAATGTCATTCTGACGGTCAAGGTTGTCAAGGGTGGCAAAACCAGAAACGATTCTGCGTTCTGCGTCCACTTTTGTTAGTGGCATTGAAATACGGAGATTGTTTCCGTCAACGTCGAAGTGTGCCTTTTGAATACTCATAGACTAATTATAGCCCCCTTTTACTGAAGTGTTATACAAATGTTATTATAACACTTTTTTAAGAGGAGCGTCTCCCTTCGCCTTTAGG